CCTTCCGGCACGGCCCCCGGTCAAAAAACCCTGGGGCCCGGGGGCGCGTGTCACCAGGCGCGGCTCGGTGGCGGCGCCGTGCGCCGGTAGTTGCCCAGGGTCGCGCCGCGGCTGGAGTTGCATGGCCCGCACGCCGCAATCAGGTTGGCCAGCGTGTCCGGCCCGCCGTCGACGCGGGCGACCGGCCAGTGGTCCGCGGTCCGGGCCGGCTGCCCGCACCAGCGGCACGGGGTGTAGCCCAGGTCCGGATCGTAGTCCCGGGCCAGGACCTGCGCCGTGAGCAGCTGGGCCCGCCGGCCACCCCACGCCCTCACCACAGTCGCCGATCACCCTGAATGGGAATCACGTTGCGCGGCAAGGGTTTCACAGGGTCGAGGTATTTCCAGTGCACGGGGTGGCGGCGTCGGCAGAATGGGCAGGCCGGCGTCCCGGTCCAGGGCCGGACCAGGTCGCCGGCGACCTGCCCGTGCAGACACGCCAGGTCCATCGCCTGGTGCGCCTGGACGGCCTGCGCGTACAGCCGGCGCCCGACGAACGGGTTCACAGCAGCTGGACGGCCGCTGCCTGGTCGGCCTGCATCTCGATCACCGCGTCGACCAGGTCCTCGGCCAGGTCGACCGGCATCGAGATGACCGCGACGTTGGCGATGTGGATCCGCATCAGGTCGGCGCCGTCGATCGCGGTGAAGATCGACGCGGTGATCGGGCCGCCCGGGATCTGCAGGACGACCGGGCTGCTCATCGGGTCGCGGCGGCGTGCGCGTCGTCGGCGGCCGCGGCCAGCAGAGTGCTGCCCAGGTCCTGCCCGCCGGCGGCGTTGTCCCGGATATGCGTGCTCCAGACCGCGATGCCGATCTGCTCCAGCTGCGCGGTGATCGCATCCGAGACGGCCTGTTGCACTTCCTCTTTCGATGCCATGTCGGTCCACTCCATTTCATCCGGTTGATAGGGGCCCAGGCTCGTGGCGACCTGCGCGAGATAGTCCGCGTCCACGATGATCTCGAAATGCATCTCGTCCAGGGTGCCGGTGTAATCGCCGCCCCACTGCACGGCGCCGGCGCACTCGCCGAGGATCTCGTAAATGGTCGCCCGCTGCGCGTCGCTGAACGTGCCGCCGGCGCCGTTCGGGTGCGCCGGCGCCGAGATGTCCAGGGCTGTCCCGCTGCTGTGGCAGGACAACGTCGAGGGATTGTTGACGTTAGCCCGGTAGTTGTAGCCCCAGCAGCCGTACCCCGGTTGGCCGGTGTCCGGGTCGATCAGCGGCGGCTCGACCCGGGCGAAGAACTGGGCGGCCACGTACCCCAGGACGGTCGAGACGTCCCCGGACCGGGCACCGCCCGGGAAGGCGATCCCGGCCGGCGCGAACCCACGGTCGATGTCGATCGCCGCCGGATCCTCCGACGCCGGCCACCCGTTGTATGAGCTACTCATTCCGGTCGCCTCCTCGGGTCCGGTCGGCCAGGTGCCGGATCCGGCGGGCCAGCTCGGCGAACCGGGCCGCGGCGGCCCTGGCCTCGTCGCCGGTCAGTACCCGGCCCTGCGGCGGCCGGTGCACCGGGAACGATCGTCCCCCGTCGTCATCGTCGGTCATCGTCGTCGTCCCTCCGCGCGTGCCGGCCGTAGCGGCGGCGCCGGCGGCGCCACCACCGGACGATCAGGGCCGCTGCCAGCTTGACCAGGGCCCCCACGTCCACACATCGGGGTCTACCACCCGGGTCGGACAGTTCCCCGCGCGCGCGTGTGCCACTTACCCTGCCCTGGTTGCGGAAGACGGCGTCGGGTACGCCTGGGAATAGCGGTAGCGGTTGCTCGTTGTTCAGGGGGAGTCTGAGGGACCTACGGTCCCTCAGCGTCGTCCTTCGGACGACCAAAGGCGAGGTGCAGACCGGACGAAACGCCGATCGGCCCACCACGGCGGGTGGGCACCATCGCCTGACCGGTTGTCGCGCAACCGGTCTCGGGCATGGCAATATGGCCGTCCGGCGGCCGCCGGGCAGCGTTTGTCGCAGCGAGGGTGATCGATCAATCACCGGGCGTGATCATGCGGGGGTGTGGCATCACCTCCCCCCACGTCGCTCATCGATGAGCCGTCAGCCGGCGTCGGCGGCGTTACGCCGCATCAGCTGACGGATGTTCTCCAGGTCGCCGCGGCGCCAGCGCCGGTGACCGCTCGGGAGTCGGTAGGTGTGCAGCAACCCCTCGACCCGCAGATAACGCTCGAATGTGGATCGGCTCACCCCGAGTAAAGCGGCAGCGTCCTTCAGCTGGAGCAGCTCCTCCGGCGGTCCCCACGAATCGAAATCTTGGTCCATGAGGCCAGACCGTGCCATAGCGACCCGCTGGCGAGTGTCAGACACTCCGTGTCGAACCGACACGATCGGGTTTGGACGGCAGGTCGTGGCCCGCTTGACCGGGTTTGACATACCATCGATTCATGCGGAAGACGGACGCGGTCGACCTGGACCGAACGATCGGCGAGCAGATTCATCAGATTCTGTGGCGCCGGAGGATCACGAACACCGCCGTCGCGGGGGTGCTTGAGCTCGAACGCTCTGTCGTTGGCCGCAAACTACGCGGTGAACGAGGCTGGAGCAGCTCCGACCTTCAGAGAATGGCGAGGTTTCTTGACGTGAAAATCGAACTCACCGGTGATGGGTGCGCCATCAGGGACTCGAACCCCGAACCCGCTGATTACGCGCCCCTGGGCTACGCGCCGGTCCTGGTGCTGCCGGTCCGCCGGCCCGTGCTGCGGCCGCTGGGCGGTGCGGCGTGACCGGGCCCTGCCCGGACTGCGGGCACCGCCACGAGGGCCCGCAGCTGGCCGGGATCTGCGTCGGCTGCCCCTGCCAGACCGGCCGGCCGGGGGCCGCCCGCCGCGATTTGCGCGTCGACGAGGTGACCTACCTGCGCCGGATCCTGACCGCGCTGTCCGACCCGGTGTCGGACCGCTGCAAGGGTGACTACTGGGACGGTTACCGGGACGGGCTCGTACAGGCCCTGGAGCTGCTCGACGAGCTGCTGGCCGAGGAACCGGTGGACCTGTCCGACCCGCTGAACCTTGCCCCATGACCCGGCGAACGATCGGGTGCACGGTGCTGGCCGTCGCGGCCGCGGTCTACGCCGTGGTCGGGATCCGGGCCATCAACCGACACGAACTCGGCCGGCCCCAGTGACCGCCGACGACCGGGTCGACGTCCTCGTCGTGCCCAGGTGGAACCCGTTCCGTCGGCTGCCCTACGTCCCCGGGTCGAACCTGGACTGGCGGTGCTCGATCTGCCGCCGGCGGGTCGTCCTCGCGCCGACGTCGATCCAGCTGCAGGCCGGACAGGACGTCCGGGTGATCTGCATCCAATGCGTCCCCGGCTACATCAAGGACCACGGCGTCGGCGAGGCATCGGTGACGTACCTGTGACCTGGGGTGTGGAGCTGTATTGGTACGTGGCCGGGATGCCCGGCGGCGGCCGCTGGCCCTTCCGCGTGCAGATCTGGCGCGTGCGCCACCAATCCGGAGGTTCCGAGTGAGCGACAAGATCATCGGCGGATCGCCGTTCGGCAGGGACGACGCGATGATCGACGCGCGGCGGGCGGTACTCGTCGACGAGATCACCGTCGTCCTGGTCGGAACCGCGACATGGGATCAGGGCGCCGGCCGCGCGATAGGCCTCGAGCTCGGCGGCCGGATCAACAAGTCCGAAGCGCGCACGCAGGTCCTGTACCTGATGGACGAGGCCGGCGCTGCGGCGATCGTGACCGAGCTGATCGGCCTGGCCGGCCGGGCGGGCGCCGGCGAGCGCTTCTTGGCGCTGCTCGACAAAGGCCTTGACGAGCTGCCCCGGGACCGGTGGCTCTAAACCGGGTGATTAAAGGCATACGCCGTAGAGGCGCGTGAACCATTGCCCGATATGTCCGTCCATCGGTGAGGGCTCATCCGTCGGGCGGGCACCGGGCCGGGTGGCTACGGTGCGTGAGAACCCACACATTCGGACATGGGGGGTTTGCAAGTGGTGCAACTCGCGGTGGCGGTCGACCGGTACGCCGAGTGGGAGCAGGAGATCGGGCAGTGGCTGGCCTGGCTGGCCTCGGGGGCGGCCAGGCCCTCCACGCTGGCGCTGCGCCGGGCCCAGCTGCGTCGGTTCGCCCGGACGCACCGCGACGTCGGCCCGTACTGCGTGGGCACCGGCCAGGTCGCGGACTGGATCAGCGGGCACGAGTGGTCACGGGAGACGATCCGCTCGCACCGGACCGCGCTGCGCAGCTTCTACGGGTGGGCGCAGGACTCGGGGATCACCCCGGACAACCCGGCGCGGCTGCTGCGCAAGGTCCCGCCGGCGCCGGTGCTGCCGCGGCCGGCGCCCGACGAGGTGATCGACGCGGCGATCGCCGCGGCCGACGACCGGCTGACGTTGATGCTGCTGCTCGGGTCCCGGCAGGGCCTGCGCCGCGGTGAAATCTCCCGGATCCACTCCCGGGACGTCACACCGGACCTGATCGGCTGGTCGTTGCGGGTGCACGGCAAGGGCGGCAAGGAACGCGACGTGCCCCTGTCGGAGCGGGTCGCGGCGATGCTGCGGGCGCTGCCGGCGGGCTACGCCTTCCCCTCGCCGCGGGGCGGACACCTCACCGAGGCGCACGTCGGCAAGATCATGCGGCGGGCGCTGTCCGCGGCCGCCGGCGCCCGGGTCACCGCGCACCAGCTGCGACACCGGTACGCCACGACGGTCTACCGGTCCACCGGTGACCTGGTCGCCACCCAACGGCTGCTCGGGCACGCATCGCCGGCGACCACGATCCGCTACGTGGACACCGACAGTGCCCGGTTGCGGGCGGTGAACGCGGCCGCGGCCTAGCCCGCGGGCGGGCCCCGGCCGGCGCTCATGCCGGCGGGAATTGGACTGTGGCCACGAGGTCCCAATTCGCCTGGATCGCGGACAGGATGTCCCCATCGGTGATCGACGCCTGCCCGCCGGCCGAGTACTTGTCGCCGAACCCGGGCGCCGAGGCGGTGAACGGCATGAATGCCATCTGCCCCTGGGTGGGCAGTTTCATGATCAGCGAGCCGAGCGGCTCGGTCGTCCGGCTCCTGGCCTCGTCGCACAACCCCGCGGTCAGTCGCGCGGCGAAATCCGGGTCGCGCGCGAGATCGGCCTCCGCCTGGTACGTCATGAGCTCTCCTTAGCTGTACGTGCCGATGGCGACGTAGTGGATGTAGCAGGTGCCGGCGAACGGACCGGATGGGTTCACGTTCCGCAGACCGACCGAGAATCGCTGCCCGGTGTCGTTCTGCGGGTCGTAGAGACAGGCGATGAGGAAGAACCCGCCGACGTCGCCCGTGCCGGCGACGGTGGCGATGACCGGCGGAGAAGGGAACGCCTTCGCGAATGTGACGACCGCGACGCCGGAAGCGTTGGTGGTGACCTGTACCCGTTTCGCCTCGACCCGCAGCCCGTACCCGCGGTTGTCGAGCGCGGCCGCGAGATTCTGGATCGCGACCGCGCCGTCCTTGACCGGCTCGGACGCGAGGGGATAGGGGAGTCCGTTCGGCGTGGTGCCGGGCATCATGCCCTCCTTGTGTTCATACCGTCACGCCGTTGAGGCTGGACCACAACACCTCTGGCGCGAAATCCTGCCAGCGCCACGCCGCGTCGAGTTGGTTCCACGCGACGTCGGCCTTGCCCTGCGAGTCGGCCGAGCTCGTCATCAGTTCGAGTTCCCACGCGCCGTCGGTGTTGGTGAAGCGGCCGCCCTCGAGGAACAGTGCCAGGTCCTGGCCCGGTGCGACCAGCGACCAGCCGGGCAGGTCCGTCAGCAGGATGCCCAGGCCGACCCGGGTGGCCGAGTCCAGCACCTGCATGATCATGGCAAGCGTTGCGGCGTCCAGCTTCTCGGTCGCGCCGACCTGCAGGGTCAGCCCGGCCACCCGCCAGCCCGGCGTCGATACCCGGGCCAGCAGCGAATTGCCCACCTTGACCGCGTCCGCCTGCGCCGCGAGCTGCGTCGAAACACCCACCCGGCGCTGACCGGTCGCGGTCTCCAGCGCCTGGTTCACCGAGGTTTCGGTGCGGTCGGTCATCTTGATCTTGCCGTCGGTGTCGGTGCCCTGCTCCCGCCAGGTGACGGCGACCCGCGTCGATGCATCCTCGCTGGTCTGCTGCCAGCGCACCGGGTCCAACAGGGCGTCGCAGGCGCTCACGGTGATGGCATCCCCGTGCGCCTCGCTGCGGATGACGATGTGCACCAAGTTGTCCGTGCTGCTCTTGACCAGGGTGTACAGCGCCGGCCGGGCGTCGATGTCCTCGAGCCGCAGGAACGGGCCTGACGATACCGCGGCCGCGCTCCAGAGTGCCCCCCCGACGCTGCCGGCCAGGTCCTCGAGGAGTCGGGCGGCGGGCTGGTTGTCGACGTCCCGGTAGCAGATCGGCACGGTCTGCACCGTCGGGTCCACGCTCCAGTTGATGCCCTGCCCGGACGCGGTGACGATCTTGGAGAACCGGGACTGCAACCCTTCCTGCGTCCACGGCGCATCGCCGACATAGCGGTTGTTCAATTCGGCCAGGTGGCTCTGGGCGATGACGTCGACGATCGTGGCGCCCAGGCCCGAATCCCACTGCGCCGTCATGTCGGTGAGCCGGCCGGAGAACACCACGCCGCTGCGCAGCGCGCCCGCCGCAGGGGCCAGCATCAGCAGGTCGTCGACGAACACCGCGCCCAGGTCCGACCAGACCGGCGTGGCGCCGAGCGAGTTCCACACGGTGGCGGCGGGCACCTCGGCCCACACCGGTCCCCACGGGTAGACCTCCAGGGCCACGCCCAGCCACACGCCGGCCGGCGGCTGGAAACTCTGCGCCGCCGAGACCCAGCCGTCCGGTGCGCCGGTCACCTCGAACGGGTCCAGCAGGGTGGCTGTGTCGGCCCTGGGCGCGGTGTAGGCCACCGGCCGCAGGAACACCCGCGCCGTGTCCGCCAGGGCGCCGGTGCGCCACACGGACGCCCCGACGCGCCACGTCTGGCCGAGCTTGCTCCGCGGCACCGCGTCCCAGGCCGACGGCCCGCCGTACGGGGCCGGCGGGAACACGACGCGGCCCAGCCGCAGCCCGTCCACCGCATCGATCCGCACCGACCTGGTGCCGGCGTGCGCCTTGGCCGCGGTCACCACGGCGGCCACGTTGTCCCCGGGCAGCACGGTGCCGGCGGCCCTGGCCTCGAACCCGGGGTCGGTGATGGTGCTGATCGTCGGGTCCGGGTAGATCGTCGCGTTGGCGAACACCTCGATCTTGCTGCCCATGTGCAGCTGGTCGCGGAAGCGCTGGCCGCCGTCCTCGTCCAGGATCCGGAACGTGCAGCTGGTCGGCCCGGGCTGGTCCAGGGTGTTGTCCCGGCCCCAGTCGACCCGCAGGTCGGTCAGGGCGACCGGCTCGGCGGCACCGGCGAGTGAGCCGTCCTGGTAGCGCACGCCGTCCACGTACAGCGCACAGTCCGGCGGCAGCGACAGCGGCGCGGTCACAGCGGCTGCCCCACCCGGGCCCGCATCCCGCCGACGGTGATGCCGCCGGTGCGCCGGTCCCGAGCCACGATCACCCGTTGGATCCTGCGGGCCAGCTCGTCCTCGTTGCCGACGTAACCGGTGACGTTGACGGTCACGGTGCCCGTCGCCGATGCGCTCATCGCCTGCGGTGCCGCCACCCCGGCCCGCATCAACCCGGGGACCGCCGGTGCCGCCATCGCCCGGGAAACGCCCTTGCTGGACGGTAGGGCGTTGAAAGCCGCCGTGAAGGCCGAGGTGTCGGCCACCACCCGGATCGTCGCCGTATATGACGCGTTGGTCACCGCGTCGATCGAGCGTTGGGCCGGGCCGGTGTCCGCCTTCAGCGCCGCCGTCACCGTCATGGCCGCGTAGTCACTCTTGAACGCCTCGAACGCGTTCCGCGCCGGCGCCGAGTTGCCGATGATGGACACTGGTGTCGTTTCCCGCTTCTCACCGGTGAACTGGTCCGTGGTGCCCTCGGCGGGTGTCGGATTCGCGTTCACGGTGACCGTCGCGCCCGACTTGTCCACGTAGGCCAGGACCTGTTTGACCTCACCGGTGGCGGGGTCGGTCTCGGCGTGCACGGTGAAGCTCTTCGGGTCGATCCCCTGCGCCTGCAGGGCGGCCACCTGCGACCGGGCCTGCTCGTCCTCGGCGATCACCGAGAACACCTTCGGGTCGATCTGGGTGGCGTCCAGGATGCCCAGCGAGGTGGCCAACGCGTTTGCCTGGGTCTCCGAGAGTCCGGCGTCCTGCGCCATCCCGACGAACTCGGCCCGGGCCCCGTTCATCGCGTCGGCGGCGGCCTTGGTCGCCGCGTCCACGTTGGCCGCGCCGCCGGCCGCCTCGAAGGCCGCGGTGGTCACCTGGCCGTAGGTGTCGGCCTGGTCCAGCAGGGTCTGCGCCAGCGCGGACCCGGACTCGCTGGCCGCCAGGGTCTTGATGTCCCAGGAGGCGATGGCGTCCCCGGACACGGCGGCCTCCGTCTCGGTGCCCTTGAGCGCCGTCTGCAGGTCCGTGTGCGTCTTGCGCATCGAGTCGCCCCACGCCAGCGTCGCCGAGTCGCTGATCTCAGTCTTCTGCGTGGTCTGGTCCAGCCAGCCGTTGAAGATCTCCAGGGCCCTCGAGGCGTCCTCCGTGCTGCGTTTGATGCCCTCGAGGAACAGTGCGCCGCCGGTGTTGGCCGCGAGGTCCTGCGCCTTCTTCAGCTCATCGGCCAGCCGGGCGGACTTCTCGGCGGCGGTCTCCTGACCGCCGGCCAGCGCCCGGGCCGCCTGGTCGGCGTCGGCGGCGGACACCCCGAATTTCTCGGCGGTCTGCGCGGCCAGGTCCGTGGCGGTGGCCACCGCGGTGGCCGGGTCCTTCCCCGCGGCCAGCGCGGCAGTGAAGGTGTTCATCATGTCCGTGCCGGTCTGCGTGTTCCCGGTCAGCCGGGACTGTTCGTCGGCGTAGGCCTGCATCTTGGCGGTGACGGCGCCCCAGTCGCCGGAGGAGGCCGCCTGGATCATGTCGTCCTGGTTGATCCCGGCCAATGCCGCGCTCTTGGCGATGTCGCCGAAGACGCCGTCCTGCTGGAACAGGGCGTTCGTGGCCTTCTGCGTGGACAGCCGCAGGGCCTCCTGACCGCCGGCCACGCCCGTGCTGGCATCCAGGTAGGCCTGCGTCGAGATACCCAGGTTCTCGTACGTGTCGAATAGCCCGGACATCGAGGAGTCCAGAGCTATTGTCTCGCGGGTGTTCTCAGTCACCGCGCCGTCCTGGAGGGTGGACAGCCATTTCTTGTACGTATCGTTGGTCTGCTGGATCTGCGCCTCGGCGTCGGCCATCGAGGAGTCGAAGAATTCGATGGCCGCCATCACCGCGAGCAGCGCGGCGCCGACGATCGTGCTGGCCTGCAGCCCCTTGAGTGCCACGGTGAGCGCCTTGACCGCGGTGGTGACGGCCGCGATGATGCCGGACAGGCCGCCGATGACCTGCCAGGCCACCAGGGCCGCCGCTGCCGCCAGCAGCGGCGTGGGGAGCTGGAGCACCCAGCCGACGAGCCCGGACACGGCCACGGCCAGCGGCTCGACCAGCGGGAAGATGTCCGCCAGCGCGTTGAAGATCCCGCCGAGCGCGCCCAGCAGCGGGGCGCCGACGGCGGCCAGGAAGTTGTCGAAGCCGATCGCCAGGTTCTCCTGCGCGGCGGCGTAGGTGTCCGACTCGGAGGCCGCCGCCCCGAGGGCGTCCTTGCTCTGACCCATGATCAGGTTCAGCCGGGCCTGCGCCGTGAGCATGGCGTCGGAGGCGCCGGCCATGTCACCGGTCTTGAGTTTGAGCTTCTCGGTCTCCACCGCCGCGGCGGACAGGCTGACGTTGTACTTCTCCAGCGGGTCGAACTCGCCCCGGGACAGGGCCGCCGAGATCGCGTCCACCGCATCCTCGGTGCTGGTGCCCCAGCGGGCGGCCATGTCCGCGCCGAGCTGCATGGTCTCCTTGGTCTTGCCGGCCAGGTCCTCCAGCGGCACCCCGGCGTTCTTCAGCGTGCCGCCGATCTTGGTGGCCAGCTTCTCGAAACTGGTCGTGGACAGCCGGATCGCGTCGTCGGTGTCGGCGGCCCACTCGTGCACGGTCTTGGCCGAGTCGCCGAACACGGCCTCGGTGCCGCCGACCGCCTGCTCCAGGTCCGATGCGGCCTCGACCGCCTTCGCGGCGAACGCGACGATGCCGGCCGCGGCGACGGCACCGCCGATGCCCTTGAGTTTGCTGCCCAGGCCCTCGGCCTTGTCGCCGACCTGATCGAGTTCGGAGGCCGCCTTGGCCGCGTCGACGAGGATCTTGACGTCGAGAACCGCCGACTTGCCCACGGTCTCATCCCTTCCGGCGTCTGGCCTCGCGGGCCCTGGCCTCGTACACGTCCAGCACGGTGGCGATCACTTCGTCACCCTCGGCCAGCCACTCGGACGGCAGCCGGTGGGTGGCCAGGGCCAGCTCTACGAGGACTCGATGCCAACTTCCGACGGGGTAGGTGGGACCTTCTCGGGCACCTTGGCGTCCACGTTGACCGCCTCGCCGCCGATGAACGCTTCCCAGGTGCCCTGGTACAGCTTGAGCCGGCGCAGCGACGCCCACGCCAGGAACGTCTCCCAGACCACCGGGTTCTCCCCGGGAGTCGTGGACCAGCCGTGTTTCTTGGCGGTCCGCTCGAACAGCATGTAGTCCGGCAATGCGGTGCTGGACTCCAGTGTGGCGCCGTCCGCCATCTCGGTGACGATGGTGAGCTTTTTCATCCCGATGTTTCTCCCTCAGTCGCCGGTGCCGTCCGAGTGGGCGGCAACCTGGTCCATCAGCTTCTGCAGTTCGGCGAGGTAGACGTCCATCCACTGCGGCTGTGAGTCGTTCGCGCCGCGGATCAGGTACGAGCGGGCCCGCATCTTGGTGGTGCCGAACTCGACGAACTTGGCGTAGCGGACGCGGCCGCCGCCGGCCCGGACCACGACGCCGGACTGTCGCTGCGCGGGCCGCAGGCTGCCCGCCAGCGCGCCGGTGGCCCGTGGGGTGATCGGTGTCGACTCGGTGACCACGACGTGCCCCACGGTCGCGTTCGCCGCCTTCAGGTCCTGGATCTGCACGCCGGCCCGGTGCAGCGCGCGGGCCAGTTGCCGGGCCCCCTTGACCTGGACGGCGCCCGGCATCTCAGGTGGCCCGGCCCTGTGCCCAGGCCGTGCCGGTCCAGTACATCTCGCCCATCGCCCCTTCGGTGGTCCCGACGACGTACTGGCCGGTCGACCAGGCCGACGCCGGGCTGGCCACCACGCCGGCGATGTTCGCCGCGGCCGCGTTCGCCGGCGGTGTCGAGCCGCCGGGCGTCCAGGCGCCCGGGGCGCCGGCGGTGGCCCCGGTCGCCGCGGGCACCGTCCAGCCGTCCAGGGTCGGGGTGCCGACGATGTCCCAGGTGAAGTCGCTGGTGAGGTCGGAGCCGTACTCGTCGGCGCCGAACCGCAGCGGGTCGACGATCAGGATGCCGCTGGCGGTGGTGCCCAGTTCGTTGCTCGGGGTGAACGTGAACGGCTGCTGGCTGCCCTTCTCGTTCCAGGACAACGCGAACAGGCCGCTGGAATTGCCGATGTCGGTGTCGATGTTCCCGGTGAGCTGGAACGTGTAGGTGGTCACCCCGGCCCGGACGGCGCCGCACAGCTTGGTCGTGTCGTCGGTCTTGTCCTTGCTGTTCTCGATCGCGGCGTTGTTCACGTAGCAGCTGACGTCGAGTTCGGTGCCGATCTCGCCGATCGTGAGCTTGCCAGGGCCGAGCTGGCCGGTGTCGGTGGGCAGGGTGGGCGTGGTCACGGCGGGGGTTCCCTTCCTACGGGGTGATGATCTTGGATGTCCAGGACAGCTCCATCCCCGGCAGGGGAGCGGAGTTGTCCGGCGGCTGGTAGTCGGACGGGCGGGCGGTCAGGACGGCGGCGCGGATGCCCTTGGCGGCGGCCTCGACGAGCTGGCCGAGCTGGCCCAGGGCTGCCGTGCGGCCGGCCGATGGCACCAGGACCACCGCGGTCCAGGTGGCGTCGTAGCGGCCGCCGCCGAACCGCCACGCCAGTTCGGGCGGCCGCAGCATCAGGCAGGGCGGGTTGATGTCCCGTTCGTCCAGCACCGCGGGCACGCCCTGCGCGCTGATCCGCTCGCACAGCTCACGCATGACCACGGCCAGGTTCAGGGTCATCAGCCGACCGCCGGCCGCGACCAGGCGCCCTGCTGCAGCGCGCGCTGCACCTCCGGGTCGTACCGGGCGACGTAGGTCACGGCGTCGCCGAAGCCCTCGACGATGCCGGCCGGGCTGTTGCGTCGCCGGTACAGCTTGGCGGCCAGCATGACGGCGCCCTGGTACACCTCGGCGTCCGGGACGTACTCGGGCGGGTCGACGTCGTGGTTCCACCGGTCCGGGCGGGACCGCTGCACCTCCGGGCCGACCGCGGCCGCGCACTGCTGCACCAGGTCGTCGTCCTGGCCGGCGGGCAGCCGCAGCCACGCCCGGACATCGTCCGGGCGCACGGGCCACGTCGGTGCGGGAGCGGTCACGGCGTCGGGTCGGTCCCGACCGTGACCTGCACGATGCCCAGCGGGTCGTTGACCAGCTCGGCGCTGTACCCGAACACGGCGACATCGATGCCGCCGCGGGGCAGGTCGACCGCGCGGACCTGGAACGGGTTGCCGCGCGGGGTGTACTGGGTGACCGCGCGGCGATCGCCGGCCACCACGGTGGACGGGTCCAGCGCCGGCGACTCGAACACCCTGGGCAGCGTGTTGATCTGGGCGGTCTTGTTCGCGTCCAGGCCGCCGGCGAGGTCGACGCTGCTGGACTGCGCGAGCCACCACGGGGCCTCGGCGGCCGGGATGTCGAGGAAGTCGCCCCACAGGTCGGAGGCGACCGCGACCCAAGACACCTTGGCGCCGGCCCGCTTGAGGGTGCGGGCGGCCAGGGTGACCGCGCTGGTCATCGTCGGGGCGAAGCCACCGTCGGTGGCCTCGCCCAGCACCGCGGTGCCGATCGCGGTGTCGAGAACCTGCGCGTAGGACTGCGACACCAGGCGCAGCCACGTCTGGATGATCGATTCGTTGCCGAAGTCCAGGAAGATCCGGTCGAAGTCGACGCCGACGGCGTGACGGACCGCGGCCGTCTCGATCGGCACGTACGCCAGGGTGTTGTCGGTCGGAATCTCGGCCTTGTTGCCGGCGTAGGGCTTGATCGCGGGCTTCTTGGTGGTGTCCCGTTTCCAGCCGACCACCTTCATCGACGTCAGGGCGTCGCTGCTGACCGAGTTCACCCAGTCCAGCACCAGGTACTCGGGCGTCCAGACCTCGTCGACCCACTGGTAGGGCTGGACCGCTGCCCAGTTCGTCGTCACCGGGGTGACGTCGGCCAGGGCTGCGTTCAGCGCGGCCGCGCTGCCGTTGGATCCGCGGAACCGGGCCGCGACGAGCGAGGACATGCCGGCCAGCGACAGCCTGGCGTGCCGGCCGGCGCCGCGGGTGGCGTACAGGCCGGCCGGCGCCCGGGCGGCGGCCAGGGCGCCGGCCGGCGCTGCGGCACCGGTCGGCGCACCCTGGCCGGCGGCCGGCGCACCCTGGCCGGCATCGCCTTCGGGGGAGTCCTCGGCGGCCAGCCGGGCGTCGCCGAACGCGGGCACCGGCACCAGCGCCAGGCCGGTCAGCTCGGCCGCGGTGATCTGCCCGTTGCCGTCGACGTCGACGTCGTCCAGCTCGACGCTGATCGCGTCGCGGACGCCTTCGTTGGCCTCGGCGAGCACCTGGTCCCCGTCGGGGGTGGCCGCGATGTGCATCCGGGCCCGCAGGCCGGCCGAGGTGTCCTCGATCGCGGTCACGTAGCCGACCGGCCGGTTGCGGTCGTGGCCGGCGAACACCTTGATCCGCTTGAGGTCGGCCGGCCACTTGACGACGCCGGCCGCCGCGGTGACCGATCCGACGTTGGTCCGCCCGGGCGCACCGTAGGGCAGGGCCAGCCCGACCAGCGACCGGCCTGCGTCCGTCGAGCCGGCCGCGGCGGCCTCGATCACCGCCGCGTGGCCGGCCAGGGTGAGGTGCTTGTGTCGTGGCATGGTCAGTCCTCCAGGGTCGGGCCGGTTGTCGGCGCGAGGGTCGTTGTGAGGCTTGCGGTGTCGAAGGCGGCGTATTGGCCGAGCGGCATCACGTCGTCCATCGACAGCCGGGCGGCGATCGGGTCCATGTAGGCCGTCAGGCCGTAGTCGAGCCACTGCTGATTGCGGGTCGCGGTGGTCTGGTACTCCAGGCTGGCGCCTTCGCTGGTGGCGTCGATCATCGCGCCGGGCATGTTCATGTGCCGGGCCACGTCCAGGGCGGCGGCGTTGCGGCCGCCGATCAGCAGCTCCGAGTCGGTGTTCTGCTGATGCGCCTTGGTCTCCAGTGCCGCGTTGGTGAACAGGATCCCGTCGTTGCGGCTCAGAGCGGCGCGGGTCTCGGTGACGATCTCGGCCCGCTCGTCGGCGTCCAGGGTCAGGTCGGTGGTCTGGTGCAGCTCGAACCGGATCGGGTGCTCGGCGACGTCGGCCGCGGCCGACTCCATCCGGCCGGCCGACCGGATCGTCCGGGCGCCGAAGGTGAGCACGCCGTCATGCATCCCCTGGAACAGGATGGCGGCGCCGGCCGCGAACGGTTGCCCGTCCGCGTCGATGATCTCGGCGTCGTGGTTGACATCCCAAGAGCCGTAAGGGATCCGCGCCATGCGCAGCGGGAACCTGCGCCCGGTCTGCGGGTCCGGCGCGCCGAACCTGGTCACCAGCCACAGCGACCACCCGAAGAACAGCAGATCGTCGGCGGTGTCCAGCATCCGACGGTTCACGCTCTGCGGGACGTACAGGCCCAGGCGTTGCTGCGTGGCCACGTCCAGGTCGCCGAGCTGCCCGTCCGAGGCGCTCATCCAGGACGGGCCCGGCTCGAGATGCTCGTCGCCGCGCATCGCCCACAGCGGCAGACGGGCGATCGTCGAGCAGATCAGGTGCCGGGACCGGGAAACGGCCGGCACCATCATCGCCTCGTCGCGGGTCATCGGCGCCGGCTGGTCGAGCGCGAACAGATCGGCGATCGGCCACGACGCCGGGTTGACCGTGGCCAGGCTGTCGGACCGGGTCCACATGCCGACCTGCGGTTGCCACGTCGGCACGGACAGCGTCATCGCGGCCGCCCGGCCGGGCCCCATGAACCAGTCACGCAACGCCACGAGCAGCACACTGCCCGGTGCTAAGTGCCGGCGCGGGGCGAAACCCCCAACTGTCGGGACGGTGTGGGACGGTGTGGGACGTGCTGCGACTGCCGAACCCGTGGACGGTGCCGGTGCTCACGGTGCCGGTGGCGGGGGACCTGGTCGGGGTGACGCGGTCCGCGGCCTACCGGATGGTCCAGCGGGGAGAGCTGCCCACGATCAGGATGGGCGGCCGGCTGATGGTGCCCACGGCCAGGCTCTACGAACGGCTCGGGCTGCCCGTCCCGCCGCGGCCGGTGTCACCGGCCGCCTACCGGGGCTGACGGTGGGAGCGGCCGTCTCAGGGGGGCCGGAGACGGCCGCTGCGGCACCAGGGGGGACCGGCGAGGGTGATCCTATGCGGCGAACACGGCCGGCCGTAGCGTCGGACGGCGTCGGGCGTGTCCCCAGACGGCCAGCGATCCGGCGACGAGCGGGGCGACGTCGGTGGTCGACGAGCGGCGGCCCCAACCCCAGGCGTCGCCGATGGTGCGGCGGCCGGCGCCGGCCGCGGCCGCCTCGAGCGGCGCCTCGCCGCGGTGGGCGATCGCCCGATCGATGATCTTGTCCAGCAGGCCGGCGCACGCCGCGGTGTACTCGCGGGTGCTGGTCTGGGTGACGGGGACGCCGAGCTGGGCGGCGTCGTCGACGACGGTCAGCACGGGGCCGGCCGAGTCGGCGACGATCAGACCGTGGTGCCGGCCGTGCAGCTCGGCCAGGCGGGGGCCGGCCCAGGAGGTGCCCGGCCGGTACTCGACGACCTCGAGGACGGGCACCTGGTCGAGGTCGGGCCAGCACGCCACGATCGCGGTCGAGGACCGGTCGATCGCCACGTCGACGCCCAACACCGGGATGATCCCGGGGGCCGGCTCCGCGGCCGCCCGGCGGATCGCGGACCAGTCCTTGGCGGGGATGATCCGGTCCTGGTTGGCCTGCCACACGTTCAGGTACTCCCGGGCGAACCCGCCGACGCCCATCACGCCCAGCGCCGAGGTCAGCGCATCCTCGTCGGTCAGCCCGGCGGCCAGGCCGGGGTGGACCGTGCGCCACACCGTGGGGTCGGCCGGGTCGACGTCCTCGGCGGCGCCGTACTCGACGACGGCGACACCGGCCGCGGCCGCCCGGGCCAGCGCCAGATACCGGGCCAGGAACGCGCTGCGGTCGGTGCCGGCCGTGCCGACCAGGATCAGCTGCCGCCGCGGCCGTGTGGTGAACGTCGGCAGGATCGTCTGGTCCAACGCGGTGCCGAGGTCCTCGTCGATCTCCTGCGGCTCGTCGACCACGACCAGGTCCAGCGCGGACCCGCGGAGCGCGCCGTCCTTGGGCGGGAACGCCTTGATGAACGAGCCGCGGCGGAACGCCATCCGCTCGGTGCCCTGGCTGCGGCGCAGCTGCACCCGCGGCGCCAGCGGGGTGCTGCCCAGCTCGCTCATCCGCTCGCCGAACCGCTCGGTGGTGACGTGCCCGGTCTGCGCGGTGTAGGCGGCGCGGTAGTCGCCGTGCACCAGGCACCGGCCCTGGGCCAGGTCGAACACCCAGGTGGTCTTGCCGCACTGCCGGGGAACCAGGACGACCGCAACCGGGTACGCGTAGCGGCCGTTGGGTAGGCGTTCGCCGATCAGGTCGGCCGCGGCCCGCTGCCACGGCGTCCAGGGCCGGCCGTGCAGGTGGGCGACGAACGCGCCGGCGTCGCCGTCAGTCGGCCGGGACGGATCCCGTGGGGTGGCCAGCCTCGGTCGCACGGAACGCGGCGAGGGCCTCCTCGAATCCGTCGTCCTCGGCGCCGGCGACGCCGTCGAAGAGGTCACGCCTGGCCGCCCGGTACTCGGCGGTCAGCATCACGAACCCGCGGTAGGCGCGCGCGGCGTTCGCCGAGTCGATCCGGTCGGCCAGCGAGCGGCTGACCAGCGCCAGGTCGGCCGGCAGCTCGACGCCCTGGCCGGCCAGCTCGGCGATCCGCTCGTCGAGGACCTTGCGCAGCGCGCCGGCCGGTCCGGGCAGGGCAGCGAACAGGGGATCGGTCACCCATGCTCACCTCCCGCCGGCGCTCGCCGACCAGTGTCCCACGGCCGCAGTGGTCCGGGACGGTCCGGCCTGGTCAGCCCGGCGTTGTCGCCATTCTGTACGAGCCGGGACACACAAGCGGAAGA